GTCACTTTTTCTATTGATTAATTCTTCATATATAATTTTTGTATTAGGATCATCTTTTGTTATATATCTGCCATCAATAAATTCGCTTTCTAGCACAATGGTTAAAAAGTTAGGATAATAAGTTGTCCGAAATCTAGGCAGTTTTATATTATCAAATGTATCAAAATCTTCTGCTAATTTTTTTAAAGATTTTTGTCTAAAATTATAATCAACTTTATTGTTAAACACTAAAGTCTTTTTTGCAATATTTTCTATTTGTGGTAAAAATTCTTCATAAGAAGTTGTACTCAACTTTTCTATTATATGAGTAGCAAATTCATCTTTCTTTACGTGGATAATCATTTGTATTATTTATAGAGACAAAAAAGAAAGGCCCCGAGGGACTTTCTAGTATTTCAGGTGATATTATAGTGGCGTGAATACGCCACTATATTTTAATTTAGATGCCTTGCATTTGTGGATTATTCTTTGCAAAGTAGTTTTCTTTAGCACGTGGTCTCGAGTCTCTAGCCATTTGTTTGCGTTTAATCGCTTTGTGTGACTCTTCAGTTTTACGTTTTTTACGAGCTAATTCAAAGTCTTTGTAGTTCATTGTCACTCTCCTTTACAGTTGAGTGCGTTCCTTCAGCATTATTGCTTACTTCCGTCTCATATGAGATGAACGTTTTACAATGCGTTCCTTCGCTTTATGCTACTTCCGTCCTTTTAGGATGAACGATAAAAATATTTAGTCAAAAAGAAAGGCCCCGAAGGGCCTTTCTAGTATTTCATTATTAGTTAATGATATAATATCTATTAACTGAATGATGGGTTAGCAATAGTTACTTGACCAACGTAGTCTGCCGCATTACCAAGCGAGTTTGTTGTGCTTGTTAATTGCTGGTAGCCATAACGTGTCATAAAGCCTACTAGTGGCTCTAATGTTGCTGGATCAAGTACTACACCTGAACTCATTAGTGGAACATATGGACAATAGAATGCCGCCGCATCTGCTTCACTTGAACCTTTGTAACCAACAAGTACTGCACTTGTGTCAGCCGCATAACTGTCTACGTAGATTCTCATTGAACTATTTAAAGTACCTACAAATTTAGTATTTGTTGGTGCTTCAAAAGTACCTTCAGTTGTTCTTGCGAACGCTGAAGTTGATGCACTTTGTAACATTGTTAATGCAGTTGGAGATACAACAGCCCAGTTACCTGCGCCACGTCTTGTTCTCTGTGCAATTTTGTTTGCTACTCTGTTAATCATTACAGCCAATGCCGCGTGTTCATCACCAACGTATGTTGCTGTACCACTAACTGCCGCTTGGTCGTATGCTTCAGTGTTTGCACCGAAAGCCGAACCTGTACCAGCCGCCGCTAATGATTTTAATGAACCAATGATCTCTTGGTCGATCTCAGCAGTAATTTCTTGAGCTAATGCCGCCATAATTTCTGCTTCTACATCGATACCTTGTTGAGATTGTGCGTCTTGAGCCGCTTCAAAAGTCCAACGAGCACTTAATTTTCTAGTCTTCGCTTCTACTGTTTGACGTAGAATTTCGATTGACATAGTGTTACCCGCTTTACCTTCTAAGCCACTTGTAGTATCACCAGCACCACTTGTACCAGCATCAACACCTGAATAACCAGCCGCGATTTGCGCCGGAGATAGTGCTTCTGCGTTTGTGGCAATAGTTAAGTTACCACCGCCTGGATTAACTTGAAGTTGAGTACTTGCATGGTCAGTGTTTGCGTTGTACTTAACTCTTAGTGTGTGAATTTGTGCAATCGGACCTTGCATAGGTTGTACACCAACGATTTCGTTTGCGATAACTGTTGGCATTACACGTCTAAGTACCGGTAAGATTACTTTGTTTAATTGGGCTACACCTGTAGATGCTGTTGCACCCGCCGTAGCAGTCTCAGTTAAGTGACGCTTCGTGTTTTCAAGGATTACACCCATAGTCTTGCGACGTTGACCTTGAAGACCTTCTAAAAGAGCTTCTTTAGTTCCATCCCAACGACCTTCTGCTAAAATATCAGACATTTTTCTGTTTCCTTATTTTTAGTTTAGTCCTGCGAGACGCTTAATTTCAATGATATTGCCCTCATCGTCGGCGTTTGCAGTTTCTGTTTTATTTCCAGTTACTTCTTTAGACTCAGTTAAAACTGTTTCCGCTTTCGCTTCTGCTTTAACATCGTTCTTTAGAACTGCTGGTAAATATTTGTTAAATGTTGCCTCAATTCTGTCTGTTACGACATTTTCTAGTAAGTCTTGCATTACTGCTTTTTGATCCTTACTTAAAGGCGCCATCATTTCGGTTAATTTTTGATCACGGACAATGCGATCATTTATTTTACGAATTTCAGCATCTTTGCTTTCAACTAAAGTTGACTTCTCGTTGATGTTTTTAGTTGCTTCATCGAGTTGTTTTTGTACTTCTGCTTTTTCATCTTGTAACTTCTTAATCTCTGAATTTTCATTCAAATGTGAAGTTGCAAATTCCGCCGCAAAAGTTTCGAACAATTTACGTCCAAAGTTATTCTGACGTGCTTGTTCGATGTCTTCTTTAAGTTGAGTTAACTCGCTGTTAAGATTCTTAACTACTGCGTCTTTGACCAATTTACTTGATCTTTCAACAAACTTCTCTTTAAGTTTCGATAGTTGTTCTTTACCTTCAGCAACTAGTTTTACTCTAGTTTCTACAACCGCTTCTTTATCCTTATGGAATTCTGCGATCTCTTCTGAAAGTGCTTTTACAACAAACTTTTGTAACTTATCAAGTGTTTCTGCTTGAACTTTACGATCATCGTTAAGTTCTTTAAGCTCAGCACCTAATTTAGATAGCATAAAGTTTTTAACTTTATCAGTTTGTTCATTCATTTTAAGATTGAACTTCACTCTATCTTCTTCTAGTGCTTTACGCTCTTCAGCAATTTTTGAAAGTTCTGCTGTTAATTGCTCATTAACCATTTTGTCAAGACTCTCAACCATTGTATTTTTGTCATGCTCATAACGACGTGAAAATTCATCACGTAACTCACCGCGGATCTCTTCACGAGTTTCATTCATCTTAGTTTCCCAAGCCTCTTGAATTTCGTTCTTAGTCTCCTCGTTGACTATACCGCTATCTAGCAATGGTTTGAGTGCGTCAAACATTTTGGTCAACTCCTTAATTTAAGTTCATTGATAAGGTTTACCACCTCATCTTTTAAAAATTTCTGCACACGAGCATCACCTTTTGCCTCTGCCGCCATTCCTAAAACTTTATGACCATGTTTCATGTTCAATAAGCCTTCGTAAATTGCAGTTGGGTAGGCATTTGGTGCACTTGGTTGTGCAACTACGTCTACTGTGACGATTTCGAAACCGGATACTTCTCCGGTGTTGTCATTGACTTCGCCGCTTCCGCGACTTGATACTCCCAATTTGACACCGCTTTCTAGCATTGTTCGTACCAGTTGACCCATCGGTGTTGGGAGAATTTTTAATTTACCATAACCATTTGGACCATCCATCCACATTTCAGTAATCATGTGGCATACTCGATCCAAGTTAATTTTTAAATCGTCTGGATGGTCTACTTCTCCTAATACAGAGTTACCTTCAGTAATCTGTTCATTTAGAGAAGTAACTGCGGTAGCAATTTGGTCCACAGGGTAAATTCTTTGGTTGTGATTTTTCACACCACCTTGAATACAAATGCCTTTAAGGAATAAATCCTTGCCGTCATTCGCACTTTCTGTAACCATTCTTGCTTGGTCAAAAGTTAAGTTCTCTTTTAGATATACTGAGCTCATTCTATATTCCTTTGTCTAAAAAGTTATTATACTTTTTTTACGTCAGGCTTTGTAGTACCGCCCATATCTGTTGCCTTCGGAGCAGGTGCGCCTGTCTCTTCTGACTTAGATATTTTCATACCACCTTTTTGACCTTTTGCAACTGGAGATGCTTTATTGTCAGCGTGGTCAGCCTTGTCAGCCTCTGGTGCTTTCTCAAGTTTACTTTCGTCAACTTTTTCTTCACCTTCTTCCACTTCTTCTTTTGCTTCTTCAGTTACTTCTTCGTCTTTTGCTTCTTCTACTGCTTCTTCATCAGTTTCTTCTGCTTTCGCTTCTTCAACTGGTGCTTCTTCAGTTGCAACAGACTCTTCAGTCTCTTCAGGTGCTTCTTCATCAGCCGGTGCTTCTTCGTCACCGCCTTCTTCTTTTGCTAATAAATCTTCAAATTCTTTTTGTAGATTAGCAATCGCTTCTTCAGTGTCAACAACTCTGTCTTCTAATTCTTCCATGTCGCCTTTGTCTTCGCCTTCTTCATCAGCAGGTTCCATACCCATTTCTGCTTCTAGCTCATCACCAGCGTCTTCCATGTCGTCATCGTCTTCAGATGTAACACCTTCTTCGTCTGCTTTAATATCTTGTTCGAAGTCTTTCACTTCGTCTTGTGATACTTCTTCTACATTCTCTTCAGATGTAATATCTTCTTGAGAAATAAGATTTTCATAAATTTCGCGACTATTTTCAATCACGATTTCATGAAAAAGCTCACTTGCTTTTTGTTCTTCTTCGTTGACGATTAAGTCAACTAATTGTTTCCATTTATCGCTCATTCTTATACTCCTATTAGGATACTGTTATCGGTATATGTATTTAATAAAGATTTGTTACAAAGGTGTGAAAAAGGTGAAATATTAGCATTTTTTGATTATTTTTAGAGAATATATAGTATATTACTCAAAAATCTTCAATTATATGCTACTATAATCCACCTGCATCGTCGGATTTACCGCCGTATTGTGCTTGAACTTTTTTAAGTTTATTAAACTCTTCAAACTTTTTGGCTTCTTTAATACGTCTTAGTTTATTAAGTTGCTCTAAAGTTAATTTAACTTTACGAGTGTCTCCCGCAACTAGTACGCTTTGGTCATTCTCTGCTGAATAACGGTTTTTTGTGAATAAGTCGTTTAAATCCATGATAACGTATTTACCTTTATAACTCAATATCTGCGGCATCTACGTCACCGCCGGCATCATCGCCTCCCACATCAACATCATCTGCTGGTGGTTCTGCGTCTGCCATGTCTGTGTTCAAATTACCTGGAGTTACGCCAACACTTCGTAAATCTTCACCTACTGATTGTTGTGCTGATGTAGTTCCGTTTTCTTCTGCCCACAATAAATCATTTTCTGCGATCTCTTCTTCACTTAAACCTAAGAAACGTTTTAATGCAAAACGTTTACTAATATAAGGTGTTTGTGCTAAACTTGTAAACAACGAAGTACGTTGGTTATCTAGTTCTGCTTGTCTGTATGCCGCAAAGTTTTGTGGTTCATTCATACGCAATTCAAAAAGACTGCTATCAATATTATAACCTTTCCAATTTAAAAACATTTTAAATTCATGGTCAAACGTTGTAGCAACTGTGGCTTGTAAACGTTTACAATATTGATTAAATCTGTATTCTTGGATAAGGGCAGTACCTACTCTACCGTCACTTGCAACGGCAGTTCCATCTTCAGCACCAGTTGGCAAATAAGAACTTGGAATTCTCAATCCTCTAAACAACTTATTAGTAAAGTATTTCAAGTCATCAATTTCGCCTAGGTTTGTACCACCAGGTAATGTTTCAACTTTACTACCTCTACCTTCAGCAGTTTGTGGGAAGAAATAATCTTCGTTAATAGATAATGGATTATATGTAGCATCCATCATATTACTACCACCGCCGCCTTGAGTTGGAATTCTACGTTGGTGAATTTCATTTTTAACTCTATTAACATATCCCATTGCCATATGTGCTGGCATATTACCTACGTCAATATAAAACACTCTACGTTCAGGTGCTCTTTGTACACGATAGATAATAATAGCGTCTTCAAGTAATTCTTTTTGTTTGAATACTTTAAAGACACTTTCTAATACACTAATACCAAAAGGCCAATTAGGATCTAAACCTTCTGTTAAACTGATATGTACTACATGACTTGCGTCAATAGCCAGTTCTTTTTGTGTATCACTAAATCTTGTTCCTGTTGATCCAGGTGTATTAAAATTATATACGTTACTGTTTGAGTTAACACTTGTTGCCGCTCCTGTCATAACACCAGAAGTCATATCACTATGTTGCGGTTGTGTTACTGTTAAGTTTTGGAAATTAGGATTAATATTTTTTAAAACATATTGCTCAGGTTCTTTACCTTTACTTTCGTTTACAATTACTTTAACAATGTTTGAGTTGTCTACCCAATGCCATTTAAAAGTTTCTGGATCTCTTACAAATACTTGGTCACCGTACTTTAATGTATTACGGAACATTTTAAAAATTCTTTTATCAAAATCATTTAAACTTACCCACTGATGTAATGCATCTTTTAAAACTGCAACTTCAGTGTCGCTAGGCGATTCTTTAAAAAACAAATCAAAAGGTGTTTTGTTTTCAATATTTGCTTGTGTGCTAAACTCTGCTAAAATGTCTAGAGCCGCATTGATTTCTGAATCAGCATCCATTGTTTCATATTGATTATATCTTTCAATACGATTTGGATGTCCTGTGTATACTTCTGGTAGAGTACTTTGATAGTTTTTAAATCCTATGTCAGCCTGACTGTCTCTTGGCTGAACTGTAGTACCTAACATACTATTTGTATCTACTACTTTAAAATGTTTTTTCCAACTCATTTGTTATATTTCCTAATATTAGATCCTTAAACTATAACATATTATAGTACATATTGCAACCATTAAGATTGTAGTGTTATAATTTGTCCTGTTTTTCTATTTAAATTCTTTAATTCTTGTACTACTTCTCTGTTATCACCTGATCCACCTTGTAATTGTACAAGTTTTTCAACACTTTTTGTTAGGTTATCAATAGCACTTAAATCTATATCAACTGGTACATTTCTATTATTTGCTAGTGGAACAACTGCTTCATCTTGCGATCCTTCACCAATCATACTTAAAGTTGGCTGTCTAACAATACCACCTGTTTCAAATCCAAAGGCATCAGCAAAGCCTCCCATCACTTTCTTGCCAAGGAAATCGCCACCGATTCCACCTAAAATACCACCAACGATACCACCAATTGCTGTACCTACAATAGGAACTGCTGAACCAATTGCGGCACCTGCCGCCGCTCCACCTAATGCACCAGCAAGACCTCCACCGGCGGAACCTGCCGCTTCGGCAATCTTACCTGTTTGTGTATCTTGGTCACTTGTTGCATATGTAACACCGCCTGAAACTAATGCACCCAATATTGGGATCTTACTTAATAATTTCGAACTCATTCCTAGTGCACCTGCGCCGGCTGTACTGGCTAATCCTTTGGCGCCACCTGCCGCCGCGGCTGTTAATCCTGCTTTTGCAACATCATCAGCGGCACCTGGTGCCACTGCCAACAATGCTTTTGCGGCTTTATTTGCCGCCGCCGCCAATCCTGCCGCGGCTCCTGAAGCCAATTGCGTTTTTTCTTTAAAGTCACCCATTGCTTCTTTTGTACTTGGGTCACTAATATCAAAATTATCAAGTTTTGTTTTTAATGTTGATAATGCTTCTGCCATCGGTTTAACAGCAGTTTCACTAAATGTGTTAATACCAAGTCTTACAGTTTTACCTGCATCTTCGATTAACATTTGTGAATCTTTTACATTTTTAGTAACGTCATCTGGATTAGGCACTAACGATGCCATAAATTTTTCTACATTACCAGCAAAGTCTTTGTTTAATACATCTAATTGTTTTTGGAATCCTTGTGCGGCATATTGTGCTTTAGACATTTGCTCAGCAAAAGGAGAAACACCTGATAAGTCACCTAGGTTACCAAATTCTTGAGTATGTTTAGCAAACGCACCTTGCATCTGCGTCATTACTGTACTAACGTCACCTGTACCACTTCTTAATTGTTGACCAATAGCATTAATTTGTTGACCAATTGGTGATTGTAAAAGTTTATTACCTTCTTCAGTTGCACCAACACTTAATCCTCTGAAACCTTGTGTTAAAAGATCCATTGCTCCTGGAACTTCACCAAACTTGTCTTTTAATAATTCTATAGCCGCTCTTGATTTGCCACTTGCTTCAGCACCCATTTGAGAAAGTTTAATCTCAATATCAGCCGCTTGTTTTTCTCTTGCCATTTTTTCAGCAAGTGCTTTTCTATCCTGTCCAGTTAATGTAGCAAGTTTTGTAATTTCTTCAGAGAAGTTTGCCGCCGCTTGAGTTTGCTGTCTAACACTCATTCCTTGGAATGCAGTATTACGTTGTTGCATTGTCATATATTCGCCAAGCAACTCAGCACTTTCTTCAGCACTAATACCTAAGTATCTTAATCTTTCACGTGAAGTTTTTTGTAATTCTTGATTTAATGTAACAAATCTTTGTACCCCAAGTTTTGAAGTACCACCAAAGACTGCTAAACTGGCACTGTTTTCTCTAATAATACCACCAAACTGTTCTAATGACAAATAACTGTTAGCCGCCGCTCTTTCAATATCAAATAAGTTTCCACTAAAAGCCGCACCAGTTCTTGTTAATTGGTCAAAACTATCTGCTAGGTTGGCAGTGTGTCCAATAACTACACCAGCACCTGCTCCAAGAGCCGCTCCAAATATTGGAAGTTTTTGGCCCATTGATTCTGCAAAGCCACCAACTTCTTTCATACTCAAGCCAGCACCAGCAGTATTACCAGCAAATTTTATAACATCAGCCGCCGCATCAGATATCTTTGATGCCATGCCCATTAGTTTGTTGCCAAAACCTCCGGCACTATCAGCCGCATCATCTAATTCTTCTGCTAAATCGTCAGCACTTTTAGTAAGACCGTTTAGTTCAACTTTAAGTTTTTTGTTGGCTTTTGTTGTATCTGTTACAGTTTGAGCCGCGTCTCTGACTAAAGAAACGCCACTAGAATTACCTCCTTGACGCTCCATAACGTCAAGTAATCGCTTAAGAGTTTCCTCTGTAGCAACATCATTCAGTGTGACTCGATTGCCATCAATATCTATTTCTACTGCCATTATATACCCAGATAAATAACTTTATATACTTTACTGTATATGTTTATTTATCGGAGTCAAAAACCATGGAAAACAATCAAAACCCATTAGTGGGATATTTTCGTAAACCGGAGGTTTATATAAGCCTTCCTAGTCGCGGAAATTATTATAAGCCAGGTATATTAGACTTACCTCCTAACGGTGAAATTGGAATATTTCCAATGACTGCTAGAGATGAGTTGGTACTAAAAACACCTGATGCATTACTTAACGGTGCTAGTACTGTAGAAGTAATCAATAGTTGTGTACCAGCAATTACTGACGCTTGGGAAATTCCAAGTGTTGATATGGACGCACTATTAATTGGTATTCGTATTGCAACATACGGTGAAAATATGGACATCACTGTCGGTTGTGGAGAATGTCAAGAGAAAAATGAGTATAGTGTAGAATTAACTAACTTAATGGATCAAACTAAAGAATTTAAGTTTGAAGAAAATTTAGAAGTTGATGATTTAAAAATAACTTTTAGACCTTTAACTTACAAAGAACTAAACAGTGAAAGTTTACGTCAGTTTGAAGAAACAAAAATTCTAAGAATCGTAAATGACGAAAATTTAGATGAAGCAAAGAAACGTGAACTGTTTCAAGATAGTTTCTTAAAGTTAACAGGACTAACAGTTGACATCATTGGTAAAACAATTAAGAAAGTTGAATCGCCTAACGGAACTACTGAAGATCCCGTACACATCGCAGAGTTCGTGCAAAACGTTGATAGAAAAACTTTTGCGGCAATACAAGATCATTTAGATGTACAGAAAAAGAACAATTCTTTCGAACCTTTTAAAGGCAAATGTAGTAAGTGTAATAAAGAGTTAGAAACACCAATCTTGTTCGACAACGCAAATTTTTTCGCATAAGGCTTCTGAGTCTTCAGCATGAAGAGATTGCCAAGTTAGTCCAAGACTACGACAAGGAAGCCCAAGCCATAAAGAAAGAATTAGCAAGACTCGTATGGTATATGCGAGGTGGTATCTCTATGGATGACGCTTACCGATTATCACAAAAAGATCAAAAAGTCATATCCGAAATTATAGATGAGAATATTAAGTTAACGAAGAAAACTGGAATGCCTTTATTATAGTAAGATGTCTAAAGACATCTGTGATTTCACTTCGTTCATCACATTTTATCTAATTAGATAGTTTAGCATCATGTAGATTGTTCAGTCAGACGGAACCACTTTACGGTTCCGCCTACAGTTTGAACATCATGTGAGTTCGCCCAGCCTGTACTAGAAATAGGTGTTTTGTTTATACACACACTCTGGGATCCAACGCTTCTCCCTACCTACCGTGTCACTGCTTTTGCAGTCTGTACTCTCGTTCCTAATTGTACAGTTTTTTGAGTGTATATGTGTTTCCGTATGTTAGCATTCATACTACGACAATGTCTACCCGTGGGGTTTCGCTCGTCGTGTTGCGTGTCTCGGTTCTATCCGAGTTTTTCCACAGTGGAATATTTACTGGCCCACTAACCTTGTGTGCTAATTGATTTGCCTATGCACAGAGAGTTTTAACTCTGTCTGCGTTTCTTTGCCAAAAGTCGTCGAAGCCTGTAATGAGCCATGTTTTATGTTTGGGGGAATTGTATTTGAATTGTCTTGATGTGTTTAATTGATGATGTGCCTGTGTTACTACAAATTTGCCTTTGTTATTAAACTTCATTATTAATATATTGAAGTCGCCATCATCTGCCGCATCCATTAATTGGTCCAGCCAGTCTTCCAGCATACGAACTCTGTCTGATGTAAGCAGTTGATGAAATGGAAAGTCTTTATACGATTTACATTCTGCATTGAACTTTGGAAATGACATTCCAGGAACTATGTCTCCTTTGAATGCTCGTATTTGACCTTCATGTAATACTTCTTTTCTTACAGTGTTAGTGCCACCAACATAAGCACCAGAGCCTGGTGCTCTGATAAATGATTCTTGATATAAGTCAGAAAGGAATCGTGCAACGTCCCTTTCCCAATTACTACCTTTGGCTTTTTGTTTACTTGGCATTTATTCCTGTAATTGTTTGTATTTTTCTCTAGGAGAAAACGATTTTGTTGTTTTCTTCTTTCTATTATTTCTTAACTGTAACACCTTCTGGTGATACTCGTCAATCTTTTTTTCTGCATAAAAAGGAAATAATGTTGGAATAATGCCATGTATGATACTAATGATACCGGTAAGTATCAAGTCTAAGCCGGCTACTACGGCAAACTTTGTATGTTCAAAGTAAGATTTGTTAGCCTCTTTAAGATGTGCCCTTATTCTTTTCATAGATTTCTCTTAATTTTTTGATGTTGGGTTTACCCAAAACATTTAATTCAATGTCTGTAATTATTTTATCATAAGTGATTCCGTTAGCCTCTAATTTCTGAATCACTGGGGTCGTAAGTACGTCTTTATGTTTTATACATACTACAACGTGTGTCTGTGAAGTACTAAAGACACAACAATACCCATCTAAATAACTCGGTACTAGTTGTTGTGGATTAACTAATCTATCGTTGATTCTAATTAAATCACTATTGCGTTTTTCAAAATAAAATGTATTAGTACTAGCACTAACAATATCGTTAGTTACAAATTCTGTTACAGGTGTTTGATTTATCGCAGTACATAAATGTTTACTATTTTTTATAGTAAGTATCTCGTCTTTGTTAATATCATAAGTACCTGTTTCATCTATTATATACCCCATTTCGC